AGGTTCAAGCAGCACCAATGGCGGCGGGGGCGGATCTGGCGGCTCTGCTGGCACCAGCGGTAAAACTTATGGATACGACGTCGGCGGTATTGGTGGGGCTTACGGTGGTGGCGGCGGAGGTAACTACGCGGGCGGCAGCGGTAACCCGCAGGGCGGCGCGGCGGCTGGCGCAGTGCGTCTGATTTGGCCCGGAACCACTCGCAGTTTCCCTTCAACAAACACCGGTGACGTGTAAATCAAGGAGAAAACCATGGAACTTTTCATTCGTATCAAGAACGGCCAACCTTTCGAACACCCGATTTTCGGAGACAACTTCCGAGAAGCGTTTCCGCACGTAGACGTCAACAATTTGCCGCCTGAGTTCGCCCGTTTTGAGCGCGTGGAGCCGCCTGTTTTGGGCGTCTACGAAAAGAACCAGCGCGTGCAATATGAGCGCGGCGCAGACGGCGTCTACCGTGATGTCTGGTATCGCGACCAGATGACCGCTGATGAAATCAAAGCTAAGCAAGATCAGGTTAAAGGTCAGTGGGCGGCGGGGCCAAATTTCGCGTCTTGGACATTTGACGAACCCACTTGTTCATTTGTTCCCCCTGTACCTTATCCTACTACGGGTAAAATGTACCGCTGGGATGAGCCTTCTGTTTCTTGGATTGAAATCACGCCGGAGGCTTAATCATGAGTGAGCAATACCCCGGCGGATTTATAAGCAAGTCGCCGCCCACGCCTAACGGGAGCACAGCTCAAGGTGTTTGGAATTTAAGCCAACAGGCCGGGTACAGGAAACAAAACTTGTGGCCTACGGTCGCGGGCGCACCTACTATCGGTACCGCTTCTAACGTCGGCTTAGGTTCTGTTTCCGTTGCTTTCACGGCCCCAACCAACACCGGAAGTGCCGCAATAACGGGGTATCGGGTGACTTCAAGCCCTGGCGGTATCACCGCGACGGGGGCGTCTTCTCCGGTTACGATTAGCGGCTTGTCTTCTGGTACGGCTTACACATTTACCGTCGCGGCCACTAACGGCGCAGGAACCGGCCCAGAAAGCGCAGCTAGCAATAGCGTGACGACTTGGAATGTTCCGGGCGCACCCACCATTGGCACGGCAACCGCAACCGGCGCGACATCTGCGACTGTTTCTTACACCGCTCCTGCTAGCGACGGTGGAGCTACGATAACTTCGTATACCGCCGTTTCTTCTCCCGGCGGCATAACCGGAACTCTGTCAACATCGGGTTCAGGAACAATCACAGTCAACGGGTTGACTTCAGGCACGTCTTACACGTTTGTCGTTTACGCGACAAATGCTGCTGGAAACAGTTCAAACAGCGCGTCTTCAAACAGTGTGACCACTCCGGTTCAAGGGCAGCAGGCCTACACGAGCGCGGGATCTTATTCTTGGGTTGCGCCCACTGGTGTTACGTCCGTTTCCGTTGTCGCTGTCGGCGGCGGTGGACGCGGCGGTCAACAAGGATATTACAACGGTGGTGGCTCAGGCGGTGGTCTGGGTTACAAAAACAACTATTCTGTTACCCCTGGAAACAGTTACACCGTGGTAGTTGGAGCAGCGGGAACTAGTGATTCTAGCGGCGGCGGTGATTCCTACTTTGTTTCTACTTCTGTTGTTAAAGGTGGTGGCGGCTTAGGCCCGGCTCAAAGTGACGGCTTGGGTAACCCGTATAACCGAGGAGGAAATTACACCGGAGATGGTGGTGGCAACGGTGGTAAGGCGGGTAAAAACGGACAAGGTTCTAACGGTTACGCGGCTGGATCCGGCGCTGGAGGCTACTCCGGTGATGGTGGTGACGGCGGCGGCTTGAATATTTGGAGTCAAGTTCCTCAAGCGGGCGCTGGTGGGGGCGGCGGAGGCGGCTCTATTTGGTCGGGCAACCAAGGTTCTGGCGGGGGTGGCGGTGTTGGTATCTTAGGCCAAGGCTCCAACGGTACAGCCGGTTCTTCAGGTTCAGGTAGTACGAACGGCGGTGGTGGCGGCTCAGGAGGCTCTGCCGGAACAAGCGGTAAATCTTACGGCTACGACGTTGGTGGTATCGGTGGCGCATACGGCGGCGGTGGCGGTGGTAACTACGGCGGCGGTAGTGGTAACCCGCAAGGCGCTGGTGCCGCAGGTGCGGTTAGGCTAATTTGGCCTGGAACATCACGCACTTTCCCATCAACTAACACCGGTAATCTGTAATGGACAACCACGAATTAGCGGTTTTCAAAGCTCAGGCCCAAGCTGAACTCAATCGGCTTGAGGCCGAAGCCACGGCTAAAGACGTTGCTGGCAAAGCGATTGGTAAGCACGGGCTGCTCTACATCACCGTGATCATCATCGTTGGTGTTGGTGCTTCGGTCGTGTTAGAAGAGTCCAAGATTGCGGCGGTTATCGGCCTTGTGAGCGCGGCGCTGACTGCGCTCATTGCTATGATCTCTGGTATTGCAGGCGCTTCACCCAAGCAAGAAAAACCTGAGTTTGAGATCATGCGCCAGCTGATTGACAAACTCGACCGGCTCGACAAACCCGAGCAGCCTATGCGCGTAGACGTCGTCGGCGATAAAGTCACAGTCACCAAAGGTAACGACACTGTTACCGCAGCGAAAGAAATGAACAATGGCTGACTTTCTGCCCGCCTTTGAAGAGATGATCCGCGATGAAGGCGGCTACGTGCTGCACGACGTCGAGGGCGACCGGGGCGGCATGACCTACGCGGGTATCGCCCGCAACATGAACCCCGACTGGGCGGGTTGGGAGTTTATTGACAAGAAGCAAGACGTGCCGACTAACTTGGTGCGTGATTTCTACCGCCAGCGTTTCTGGGACGACATCAAAGGTGACAAGATCAACAACCAGCGGGTTGCTTCGGCGATCTTCAATTTTTACGTCAACACGGGTAGGCCGGCAAAAACGCTCGCGCAGGTGGTCATCGGCGTGACACCTGATGGCTCTTTCGGTGACAAGACCGTCGCGCAGCTAAACACGATGGATGTTGACAAGTTCGTCATGGCCTACGCGCTCGCCAAGATCGCTCGCTACCGCGACATCGTCACCCGCAACCGCACGCAGATGAAGTTCTTGCTCGGTTGGATCAACAGAACTCTGGCAGGTGTGAAATGAATTTACTCGGACTCGGAGGCATCATTGAATCGGTGGGTAAGATCGCCGGTGACTTGATTACGACTGACAAAGAAAAGATGCAGATGGAGATCGAGAATCGCAAGCTCGATCTTGAAGAGAAGAAAATTGACCAGGCCGTCAACCTGGCGCAGATTGACGTCAACAAAGAGGAGGCCAAGAACGGCAGTCTCTTTGTTTCCGGCTGGCGTCCCGCTATCGGCTGGGTGTGCGGTTTCGCACTGTTCTACGCCTCAATCTTAGAGCCTATGGCGCGGTTTGCAGCCAAGGTCATGTTCGCGTACACTGGCGAGTTTCCGGTCATTGACACCGAGCTAACGATGCAACTTCTGTTTGGTCTTTTAGGTATTGCTGGAATGCGCACCTATGAGAAAACCAAGGGTGTTGCTAGCAAGTGAGTTTTCAGTTGCCTTGGAGGATGTTTCAAGGCTATAATTCAACACACGGGCGCATGCTGAATCAGCTGCTAATACCATCGGAGTATTTATGAGCTATAGCATGACGTACGACAGCTTGCTGGTGGACGTGCGTCGCTACCTTGAGCGGGGTTTCACTCAAGAGAGCGACCAGATCGTTTACGACCAGTTACCCCGCCTAGTGACGCTAGGCGAGCGCCGTATCGCTCGTGAACTGAAGATTGAGGGTTTTATCCGCGCAGTGGTCACCCCGCTGCAAGCCGGAGTGGCCGTTTACATGAAGCCTGACCGCTGGCGTGACACTGTCAGCATGTCGGTTGACAACGTCCCGATCTTTGCTCGTTCTTACGAGTATTGCCGCAACTACTGGCCTGACGAAGCTCAGACCGCGACCCCTGAGTTCTATGCCGATTACGACTATCAGCACTGGCTGATTACGCCGACCCCGGCCACGGCGCAGACCCTTGAAATTTTGTACTACGAGCAGCCCCGGTTCCTGGGTGATGACTTCCAGACTAACTGGCTCACTGAGTACGCACCTGACCTGTTGCTTTACGCAACACTGCTCGAGGCGACCCCTTTCCTCAAGAGCGATGAGCGTATCCAGACGTGGCAAGCAATGTATGACCGAGCCGCGCAAGCCTTGAACGGTGAAGACCTCAAGCGCATCATGGATCGCTCGGCAAACCGGAGTGAAGCATAATGACAGTCTACACCAGCGTCTTTGGCGGCGCGAACATTTACCCTTCTGAGATCAGCTATAGTGCGATCACACTGACAAGTGATGTCGTACTCAGCTGGCCGGAAGAAACTTCCGCTAATGAGAACCTAGCCACCAAGATTATTGACGTTACCCCGTCGACCGGCGGTTTGAGCATCTTCCTGCCCGATGCGATGAAAGCGGGTACCGGACAGACGATACTGTTCAACAATCGCGGTT